CCTGAAAGAAGAATATTCTATATTGATGTAGGTAATTTACCTAAGATCAAGGCTGAACAATATTTAAGAGATGTTATGGCTAGATATAGAAATAAACTTGTATATGACGCAAGTACAGGTGAAATAAGAGACGATAGAAACTATATGTCTATGCTAGAAGATTTCTGGTTACCTAGAAGAGAAGGTGGTAGAGGTACTGAAATTACTACTTTACCTGGTGGTCAAAATCTAGGAGAGATTGCAGATATAGAATACTTTCAAAGAAAACTATATCGTTCATTAAATGTTCCTATCAGTAGATTAGAAAGTGGATCTGGATTTAATCTAGGTAGAGCTGCAGAAATTAGTAGAGATGAAGTTAAGTTTACTAAATTTGTAGGTAGATTAAGAAAGAAATTTACAACTCTATTCCATGACTTATTGAAAACACAATTAATCTTAAAAGGTGTAATCGCACCAGAAGATTGGGATCAAATAAAAGAAAAAATCTTTTTTAATTTCTTACAAGACGGATACTTTGCTGAACTTAAAAATTCAGAGATGATGAAAGAGAGAGTGCAACTTGCTCAATCATTAGAAGGTTATGTTGGTAAGTATTATTCTAACAATTATATTAGAACTAAAATACTTCATCAAAATGAACAAGAAGTAAAAGAAATAGACGCAGAGATACAAAACGAACAAGGTTCTGAACAAGATACGCAAAATAATAAACCTGAATAATATATTAAATTGTGATTACATTATCGGTACAAATAAACCATTTAGCCTCAGCGGCTGTCTTTTTAGATAATCAACTTATATACTTTCAACAAGAAGAAAGACTAAGCAAAAATAAAGGTGCAGGTTCAATACCTTTTTTTGTTTTAGATGATATTAAAAAAAGAGTAGGACAAATAGATAATCTTGTAAGCACAGGTTATAATTTTGCAGGCAGTGAGGAGTTGAAACATTATGTTGAACACATTGATTTATTTAAAGATAGAAAAAAATCACAGTTAAATCATTATTTTAAATCTCATCATCTTGCTCATGCTTTTAAAGCAGTCGTATCTTCTAATTTTAAAGAAGGATTAGTTTTTGTAGTTGATGGTAGAGGTTGTTCATATAATTTAAGTAATGGTCAAGTAGGATATGAAACTGCTTCAGTTTACAAATTCAAAGATAATAATTTAAGATGTCTTCACAAATACGTTTATACTAACGCTGAAGATGTAAAAGATTTGAAAGTAAAACCTGAAGTTGATAGTGTTCTATTTGCTCTAAAAGGTGTGGATCGTTTACCCTTTGAAATAGATGAAAATACAAAGTTTACATTATCAAATGAACTTGGTATGGGAGAGATATATTCTCATATGTCAACTATATGTGGTTTTGACAATGAAGAAGGTAAGTTAATGGGATTAGCTGCATATGGTCAATATGATGAAGAACTTTATAATCGAATAAAAAATTTTGACAAAGATTATTTTAAATTCAAAGGAGATAGTATGTTAGGTAATGGATTAATTAAATCTAATTTAAAATATAATGATTATCTTAACATTGCTTTTAATACTCAAAAGTTTTTTGAAGATGAACAAATTAAACTTTTAAATAAACATATTGATAATGAAACAAATATAGTACTAACTGGTGGTTGTGCTTTAAATGTTGTTAATAATTACAAACTTAAAAAAGTATTTCAAAGTAAAAATTTTTACGCAGAACCTATGTGTGGCGATGAAGGAAACTCAATTGGTATTGGTCAATATGAAATATTAAGACACGGTTACAAACCACAACCTATTGATAATATTTGTTTAGGTAATAGATATAATTATTCTAATATTAATGGTGTAGATGTACAAATAGATCAGGTAGTAAACCTAATTAAAGAAGGACATATTATTGCATTATATCAAGGTGGTTGTGAAGCAGGACCTAGGGCATTAGGTAATAGAAGTTTACTATTAGACCCTACTATACATAACGGTAAAGATATTATGAACACCGTAAAACAAAGAGAAAAATTTAGACCTTTTGCTTGTTCTATATTACATGAAGATGTAAACGATTGGTTTGATATGGCAGGTATAAATGAAAGTCCTTTTATGATGTATGGTGTTGAATCAAAACAAGAAGATAAAATAAAATCAGTTATACATGAGGACAAAACTTGTAGAGTACAAACGGTTAAATCTTCACAAAATCAAGTATTATATGATATATTAAAAGAATTTAAAAATAAAACTGGCATTCCTTTACTAATGAATACCTCTTTTAATCTTGCAGGAGAAACTTTAGTTGAAACTCCAGAAGACGCAATAGACGTTTTAAAGAGATCAAAACTAGAGTATGTTTACTTTGCAGATATTAAAAAACTAGTATATATAAAAAATAACGAATAGAAAGGTTATAAATATAGATATGACAAAAGAAAACTTAAATAAATTTGTTGACTCTTTAGCAAAAGGTGATAACAATACAGCCAGAGACGCATTTAACGGTGCAATGGCTGACAAAGTATCATCTGCTTTAGACACAGCAAAACAGAATACTGCTACATCATTATATCAACAACCAGAAACACCAAATACGGTTGTCGGTGTTGATACACCTGATAATATTGAGGTAGCAAATGACGACAACGCTCAGTAATCTTCGAACTAAAATAGACGAAGGTAACGACTACAAGAGAAGTAGGCAATATAATAAGTTGTCTCCTAAAGTAAAAAGAGCTGTTGATATGGTTTATAAGTCTATTGAAACAGACAAAAACGCAGTTGCTAATTTTGAAAAAAATGTTAGTGCAGCTGCAAAAAAACATAATGTTAGTAATAGAGAATTAATGAATTATTTTGATAAAGAGACACTAACAATTTTAAGGAGATAAAATGGCAGTTAGAAATAGAACACTAACAGATAACGCTTTCGGAACAAAAGTACTTGTATCTTTAGACGATCACGGCTCTGCTGTTACCATTGACGCAAGCGAATTAGTAAACGCTGCAGGTTCTGGTAATAGATTAGACATTAAAAGAATAGAGTGGTGTTTAGATAAAGAAGTTGCAATTACTTTTACAGGTTCAGGTGTAGTAGAAGCTATTGATCTTGCAGGTGGTACTACTGGTAAATTTGACGCACACTCAATAACAAATGGTGCGACACTAGCCGGTAATGCAACTGACGGAGATATAGTATTAACACCAGCAACTGGTACTGACGGATTTGTTTATTTAGAGTTAGTCAAGGCCGCTGGCTTTGGTAACTAATAATGTCTATTACTACTACGACATTAGCAGATGATAATTTTAAAGTTATCATAAAGGCAAATGGTGGTAGTAATGAAGACAAAGAATTATTGTTAGACGCTTCAAAGTTAAATAAGGCAACAGCAAGTCCTAATGTATCAATTGCAAGTGTACACCATGAGATACTAGGTACAGGCAAAATTACTTTATTTTTTGACGCACAAACAAACGAAGAAATTGCAACGACTTTTAGTGGTCGTGGTAATTATGGATTAAAAAAAGACGAACCTAAAATAAAACAAGGTGATACAGGTGCAACTTTAATTAATCCTACAGGTGACATATTATTGTCAACAGATAGTAATGTATCAAAATATAATATATTAATAGAATTTAGAAAAGAAAAAGGTTTTACAAATGGCTGATATAGTTTCAAGTTTAACAATTACAGACACTAGTGGTGTAAAATTCACAGGTAAATTTACTAATTTTTCAGACGGCACAGGTGAAAATCTAGTCACAAAAGTTGACGCTTCAAACACTACTTTTATGTCTGAAGATGGCAATAGAAAGATTAGTAAAATTTATTGGTCAGTAAATACTTCAGACACAAAGTCTGGTGTTGAAATATTGTGGGCAGGCGCAACAAATGCTAGTGCAGTTTTCTTATCTGGTCAAGGTTATTGGGACTTACGAACAGATGGAAATGAGATTACAAACAACGCAACTACTCCTACAGGTGATATTCTTCTTTCAACGAAGAACTTTGCAAATGGGGATAATTACACTATTGTTGTGGAGTTTAGATAGCAATTTGTATAAATATAATTAACGAGAGATAGACATGAAGTTAATTACCGAAGAAATCCAAAACGCAGAATATATCGTTGAGCAAAACAACGGTAAAAAAGACTACAAAATTAAGGGTATTTTCATGCAGGCCGAGATGAAAAATAAGAACGGTCGTGTATATCCTAAAGATATTTTGGAAAGAGAAGTCGGTAGATATAATAGAGAATTTATTAACAAAAGCAGAGCCTTTGGCGAACTCGGTCATCCAGACGGACCAACAGTTAATTTAGAAAGAGTATCGCACATGATCAAGGCTCTCTATCCAGATGGCAATAACTTTATTGGTGAGGCTAAGATATTAGACACACCTTATGGAAAAATAGTGAAGAACTTAATAGATGAAGGTGCTAAGTTAGGCGTTTCAAGTAGAGGTATGGGAACATTGAATAATAGAGGCGGCGCTAATGTAGTATCAAATGATTTTTATCTTGCAACCGCGGCTGATATAGTCGCAGATCCTAGTGCTCCAGAGGCCTTTGTAGAAGGTATAATGGAAGGCAAAGAGTGGGTATGGGATAATGGTATAATACAAGAGCAAGAGATACACCGATTAAAGTTAGAGATGTCAAACGCAAAAAAACACGAACTTTCTGTAAAACAGGCAAAAGTGTTCGAATCGTTTATCAAAAATCTTTAATTTTATAAATATTACTTGACATTATTGTAAAATCAATAGGTCAGTAGTATTGAACTAACTATAACTAATAAGGAACAAAGCAAATGGCTGAGAACACTCAAGCAGACTTACCGAAAAAGAACGCTGCACCAGCTGAAGCACCTAAATCGCTACAAAGTACTATTCAGAATGTAATTACAAAAGCAATTACTTCACCAACGGATGGTAAAATAGATTTCGCACAAGGGGTAAACCACATTACTGGTGACCCACAACAAAAAAGTGCAGGCGCTCCAGATAGTATGCAATCTTTAAAGGCAGAGGCTGAACCTAAAAAAGATATGAACGCTTCTTATGAAAATGACATGAAAAAAGAAACTGAAGAAAAAGAAAAAGAAGTTAAAGAAATGTCAGATAAAGAAAAAGAAGTAAAAAAAGAATCAGACGAAGACAAGAAAAAAGAAGACATGAAAGAAGGCGAAATGCCTGCTGGTCTTAAAAAGTACCTTGACAAGAAAAATGATAAAAAAGAAGAAAAAGAAGATGAGAAAAAAGATGTTAAGGAAACTGAAGACAAGAAGTCTGAAATGATTAAAGCTGAAATCGAAAAAATGAAACAAGAGATGGAAGACAAGACGAAAGAACTTAAAGCTCAAGTTGACAAAGAAAAAGATATGAACGAAGCTGAAGATCATAAAGATGACAAAGAGAAAAAAGAAGAAAAAGAAGACGAGAAGAAAAAAATGTCTGAAGCAGAAGATAAAGAAAAAGAAATGAAAAAAGAAATGCAACATGATGATGAAAAGAAAACTGCTAAAGAAAAAGTAAAAGACATGAACATGAAAGAAGATGTTAAGGCTTTAACTGCTGATGAAGATTTATCAGAAGAGTTTAAACAAAAAGCTGCAACAATTTTTGAATCTGCTGTTCGTGCAAAACTTGTCGAAGAAATTGAGAAATTAGAAAGTGAATACGAAACTAAGGTTGAAGAGAAAACTGAAGAAGTTAAATCTGAAATCGTAGAAAAAGTTGACGCTTATCTAAACTATGTTGTAAGTGAATGGACGAAAGAAAATGAACTTGCGATAGAAAAAGGTTTAAGAACCGAGATAGCTGAAGATTTTATCGGCGGTCTTAAAAACTTATTTGAGTCTCACTACATTGAAATTCCAGAAGAGAAGTACAATGTAATTGAGAATCAAGCTGCTGAAATTGAAGAGTTAAAATCAAAACTTAACGAATCAATGGATGAATCAATTGAACTTAACCAAAAAATCGGTGAGTTTGCTAGAGATGAAATTCTAGTAGATGTTGCAAGTGATCTTGCTGAAACTGAAAAGGAAAAGTTTAAAGGATTAGCAGATAGTATTGAATATAAAGACGCTGCAGATTTCAGAACGAAAGTAGAGACAGTAAAAGAGTCATACTTTCCAAAGAAAAAAGTAGTGGGTGAAGACGAAACTAATGATGTGGCAGACAAACCTGTGTCAGATTTATCTGGCTCTATGGCTGCATATGCCGCTGCTATTAGTAAAATAACTAATAAAAAATAAAAAGTTAATTAACTTTAATAAGGAGAGATAGAACAATGTTTTTATCAGAAAATGTACAACAGAAATGGCAGCCTGTTTTGGATCATCCTGATTTACCAAAAATCGAGGATTCATACAAAAGAGCAGTCACATCTGTAATACTAGAAAACCAAGAGAAGTCGTTAAAAGAAGACGCTGCTTTCTTATCGGAAGCTGCACCTGCTAACGCAACTGGTTCTTCTATTCAAAACTGGAATCCTATCCTTATCTCTTTAGTAAGAAGAGCAATGCCTAACCTTATCGCTTACGATATTGCAGGCGTTCAACCTATGTCAGGTCCTACAGGCTTGATATTTGCAATGAGAAGTAGATTCTCAACGCAAGCAGGTGGAGAAGCTCTTTTTGATGAAGCAGATACAGATTTTTCAGGCAGAAATGCTGCTGGATCATCTGTGGATGGTTATTCTTCAACGGCTCATGCGGGTGAAAACCCGGCTGTGCTTAACGACTCTATCGGTACTTCTACTGGTTACACAACTGGTACAGGTATGTCAACAGCTGCGGCTGAAAAACTAGGGGAAGACTCTGGTAATCAGTTTGCTGAAATGGCATTCTCAATTGAGAAGTCTACTGTGACTGCAAAGTCAAGAGCTCTTAAAGCAGAGTACACGATGGAATTAGCACAAGACCTTAAAGCAATACACGGATTAGACGCAGAGACAGAATTGTCAAACATCTTATCTGCTGAGATCCTTGCGGAAATCAACAGAGAAGTAGTAAGAACAATCTACAGAACTGCTGAAGCTGGTGCTGCTGACAATGATAACTCAAACGCTGCAATCAACACTACAAGTGCTGGTATCTTCGATTTAGATACTGACTCAAATGGTAGATGGTCAGTTGAGAGATTCAAAGGTCTAATGTTCCAAGTTGAGAGAGACGCTAACACAATCGCACAAAGAACAAGAAGAGGAAAAGGTAATATAATTATCTGTTCTTCAGACGTTGCTAGTGCGTTGCAAATGGCTGGTGTTTTAGATTACACACCTGCTCTTAATAACAACCTTAATGTAGATGACACAGGTAACACTTTTGCTGGCGTATTAAACGGCAGATACAAAGTATACATTGACCCTTATGCGTCAAACCTTGCGTCAAATGCTTCACCTAGTAAACAATACTATGTTGTTGGTTACAAAGGTACAAGTCCATACGACGCTGGATTATTCTATTGTCCGTATGTACCTCTACAAATGGTAAGAGCAGTTGGTCAAGATACCTTCCAACCAAAAATTGGTTTCAAAACTAGATACGGTTTAGTTGCGAATCCTTTTGCTGGTGCTGCTGCTGGTGGTGCAATCACTGCTGACGGTGTTGGTAACATCAACTCAAACAGATATTACAGAAGAGTACAGGTTACAAACATAATGTAATCTTACCTTTTCGTAAGAAATTTAAAAGGGCGGCCTAGTGTCGCCCTTTTTTAAGCGCATAAATAAAAGTATGAAAACAATCATCAAAGCAATTACAGGTATCATATTAATAGGTTCTTTCATAGGACTATTAGCATATGGTCTTAATTATCTACAAAAACCCAACGCATTAGATAACGTAGAAAAAAGACTAGATGAAGCAGCTGAAAAACAAAGTGTTTTAACAGATAACGAGAAGAACTTAAAACAAGAAGCCCAAACAAAAGAATGGGAAGAAGTAGATAAACAAACAGATAAATAGTAGTATGACTATTTTAGACTCGTACAATAGACAACCAGATAAGTTAGATTATGCTGAACCTACAAAGTTTAAGTTTAGTATAATTAAACTACCTAAAGTAGAGTATTTTTGTACGGCTGCAAATATACCTGGTATCTCACTAGGTCAAGCAAGTCAACCCACACCTCTTAAAGATGTGCCATTACCTGGTGATAAACTAGATTATGACAATCTTACAATATCATTTTTAGTAGATGAAAATTTAGAAAATTACAGAGAGATACATGGTTGGTTAACAGGTCTAGGTTTCCCTAAAGATCATTTACAATTTAGAAATTTACAAAACGCAGGTAGTGATAGATTTCCTACTACCTCAAATGTCGGTATAAGTAAAGAATTAGGAAAAGTGTCTAAAGCAGTACAAGATGACGGAGGACTCTATTCTGACGCAACCTTGTCAGTCCTAACTAGTAAAAATACGAAGAACCTCGAAGTTAGATTTAGGGATTTATACCCTATATCATTATCGGGATTAGATTACAATCAACAAGAAACAGATATACAATATTTAAGCGCTACGGTCAGTTTCGCATATAAGATATACGAATTTGCAGGTGTGTCATCAAGCACAACCGTAGAAACTACTACATAACCTTGACTTTTTAAAGAAAAGGTGTTATAATATATAATGAGATTATAAAAGAACTGGAGTGATATGACATTAGAAGAACTACAAGAACTAGCCGATAAAGATTTAAAAATTAATGATACTGAATTAGATTTAGAATCACTAAAGATACCACAATTACATAACAAATATTCAAAGTTTCATACTAAATTTATCCATCTTTTAAAGAAGACTGAAGGTGAAAGAGATAGATTAGTTAGAGAAAAATGGGAGTATTATACAGGTAAATCTGCACCGTCTGTTTATCAAGTAAAACCATTCAATCTTAAAATACTAAAACAAGATGTGGATAAATATTTAAAGTCAGATGAAGATATAATTAGAATTGAACAAAAGGTAACCTATGTTCAAAGTGTTGTAGATTATTTGGAAAAGACTATTCGTATTATAACTAATAGAACATTTCAAATTAAAAATGCAATCGAATGGCGTAAGTTTACTAGTGGAGTTATTTAATGATTTTAAAACATAACTATTACACATTTCCAGGTGCTATCTCTAAAGAAAATTGTCAGAGAATAATACAGCATGGTTTAACAACTATGAACGTATCAAAACTACAAGACCCTAAAAGTATTGTTGCAACAACATATGGTAGTAAAGAAAAAGGAACAGACGAAAATTTAAAATCTGCATTAGGTAGTTTGACACCACGTGGAGCAAAGAAAAAAGGTGTTAACTTAAATAGTGCATATGTAAGAGATAGTTATACGTCATGGTTAAGTGAAAAGTGGATGTATGATCTTATTATGCCTAAAGTGCATACAGCAAACAAAGACGCAGGTTGGAACTTTGATTTAAAAGATAGTGAGATGTTTCAATTTACAGTTTATAAACCAGGTGGTTTCTATGGTTGGCATACTGATGGTAGATCAGATCACTTTGGTAGTTATAGGAAAGCAATACCAGGAATTAGTAAAAAAAATAAATTTGGTAGGTTTTCTGAAGGTTTAACTGATAATGACTTTATGGTTGGGTTGAATAGAAAAATATCAGTGACTATTAACTTAACAGATAAGACAAATTATAAAGGTGGTGACCTAAGATTTGACTTTGGTACTCACTCTGCTAAAAGGTATCATACAATAAAAGAGGCAAGAGAACAAGGAAGTATTATTGTATTCCCTAGTTTCTTAATGCACCAGGTTACACCTGTCACCAAAGGTACTAGATATTCGTTAGTGTTGTGGACACTAGGACCCCCTTTTAAATAAGCCATAAATAGTTATATGAACACACAAAAAAATATAGAATTTTTTAATAAACATAATTATCTATTGATAAAACAGTTTATTCCTAAGAGTCTTGCTGACTTCTTATATCATTATGGTAAGACATATGTTCTTGCAGCTGATGTAATGGTAAAAACAAAGTTTCCTAAATATGATGAAGACTTGCATGGCTCATTTGGTGACACGCAAGTGCCTAATACTTTTAAACGATATGCTGATCCCGTAATGGAAGCACTATTGTTATATGCTCAAAAAGGCATGGAAAAGAATACAGATATAAAACTACAACCCACTTATAGTTATTGGAGATTATACAAAAACGGCGATGTATTACATAGACATAAAGACAGACCTAGTTGTGAAATATCAACAACATTATGTTTGGGTTATGATTTAGGAGACATAAAAGACAAGAATTATAATTGGCCGATGTTTGTAGAAGAGACTGGTTCATATAAAGGTTTACCAGGTAAACCCGTACACATGGAACCAGGTGATATGATTATTTACAGAGGTGCGTTAATAGATCACTGGAGAGAACCATTTGAAGGCAGAAATCACTGCCAAGTATTTTTACATTATAATAATTTAGAAGGCCCGTATGGTAAATTAACAAAATATGATACAAGGCCTTTTGTCGCTCTACCAGGTGATTTTGTAAATCCCGAAAGAAGAAAACAGGTAAAAGCAGTACATGATAGTTTAATTGATGTTAGACTAAAAAAAGAGGGTATTGATCCTGTAAAATACGGTCATAGAAAATATGATCCTGATGGTAAAAAAAATGACAGCGACAATAAAGATAAGAAAAGTTAATGATGTATATCTTCAAATAGAAGCTGACGCTGATATTAGAAGAGAGTTATCAGACTATTTTTCATTCGAAGTACCCGGATACAAATTTACTCCACAATATAGAAACAGAGTTTGGGATGGTAAGATAAGATTATATTCTTACGCTACAGGACAACTCTATGTAGGTCTATTAGAATACTTAACTGATTATTGTAAAAAGAATAATATAGAGGTAGATCGACCTTATGATCTACATTCTACACCAGGAGCTTTTGTTAACGCTGATGTGGATTCTTTGTTTGAACAATTTAAGTTATCTATTAAACCAAGAGATTATCAACAAAAGGCTTTTAAGCATTCATTAAATAAAAAGAGATGTTTATTGCTGTCGCCTACTGCCTCTGGTAAATCACTAATCTCATATCTGTTAGTAAAATATTTTTTGATGAAAACATCAAATTCAAAAGAAGGTGGTGATGTATTACCTAAAGGTAAAAAAGTATTAATCATAGTGCCTACAACTTCACTAGTAGAGCAGTTATACAAAGATTTTAAAGAATACGGTTGTGATGTAGATAATATAATCACTAGAAAATACCATGGTTATGAAATAGATGAAAGTAAACCTGTATTAATATCTACTTGGCAATCTTTATATAAACTACCTAAAGAGTTTTTTGCTCAGTTTGGTGCTGTGATAGGTGATGAAGCTCATTTGTTTAAGGCAGTTTCATTAACAAAAATAATGACAAAACTTGTAGATTGTCCTTGGCGTATTGGTATGACAGGTACTTTAGATGGTAGTAAAACACACAAACTAGTATTAGAAGGATTGTTTGGGTCTGTAATGCAAGTAGCAAAAACAACGAAACTTATAGAGAAAAAACAACTTGCTAATTTAAAAGTATATTGTTTAATTTTAAAATACCTAGATGGTACTGCTAAAAAATTATCTGGTGTAAAATACCATGAAGAATTAGAATATTTGGTTACAGATGAAACTAGAAATAAGTTTATTAGAAATTTAACCTTAGATTTACAAGGTAATAGTTTAGTGTTGTTTCAGTTAGTAGAAAAACATGGTAAAGAATTATATAAAATGATAAAAGAAAAAGCAGGTGATGACAAACAAGTCTTTTTTGTATATGGTGGTGTTGACGCTGAACAAAGAGAAAAGGTTAGAGAGATCACTGAAAAATCTGATAACGCTATTATTGTTGCAAGTTATGGCACATTTAGTACAGGTATTAATATAAGAAATTTACATAATTTAGTTTTTGCTAGTCCTAGTAAATCTCGTATTAGAAACCTACAAAGTATTGGTAGAGGTTTAAGAATGGGTGATAATAAATCACAAGCTACTTTATATGATATTGCTGATGATTTAACGCACCGAGATAAAAAGAATTATACGCTAGGACACTTTCAGGAAAGAATAAATATTTACAACGAGGAGGGGTTTGCATACGAAATACACAATGTAAACCTAAAAACATAATGCACGAACAACTAGACACTAAAAATGCTAAGATAATAAAATTGGTTTCAGGTGAAGAGATTTGTTGTACATTATCAAAAAGCCAATTAACAAAAAAGTCTAACTTATTAAGGTTAGATGAACCAATGTTAATTAAGTATGTACCACACATAGGGCAAATGGGTGTATCTGATTACATCGCTCTTGTTAAATGGGTTGGTTTTACAGATGATAAAGTAGTGACAATACCAAAAGATAAGATACTAACAATCTGTAATGCTAGTGAACCATTTACGAATCGTTATAAAAAACTTTTGGCGTACAAAGTACCACAAAAACTCCCTGACTATATTGAAAGAGATTTGTCAGATGATGACTACGACCAATTGCTTGATGAATTAGATAATGCTGAAGATACAAAGAAGAAGTTAAAAGAGTTGGCTGAAAAGATAAGAATGCCTAGTAAGAAGTTGCATTAAGGTAGCTAAACTTTTCTGGTGAAGCACCCACATGGGTATTATACACCTGAAGACAGAATTTGTCAAGTAGTGATGAAATTATGAGTGAATTTAGACAAGGTATATTTAAACTTATAGCAAACACTAGTATAGGTAGAGCCCTATTATATACAATAGGTCATATTATTATAGCAATGTCTGTTGTTTCTACACTAACAGGTGCTAGTTTATTTGAAGCAGGACTAGTTGCATTAATAGAACCTAGTATAAACGGTGTCTGGTATTACGTTTTAGATAAACTTTTTACAATGAAGAAGAAATAATGTTATTTGCGAATACCTGTATAGATAATTTTTTAAATAATCCACAAGCAGTGATTAAAATTGCTAAATCGTGTGAATATACTAATGATGGTGTATCACCTGGTAAAAGATCAGAACCTTTACATAAAGTTAATTATAACTTGTACAATCACGTAAATGTAAAGATTTTATCTTCTTTATATCCAAATGAATCAGAAACAATACAATACAAATCATATTCAGTATTTCAAAAAATACCTGCAGGTATAGATTATGATGGTTGGATACACACAGATAAAAGATCAATACTAACAGCAATTATATTTCTATCAGAATCAGACGCAGGTACATCAATATACGAGCCAAAAGATTCCTTTTATACACCTGGTAATGATAGTATAAAACAAGAATTTTTTAAGAATCCTAGTAGTTTTTCAAAAGAACAAAAAGAAGAGTATCACAAAGCAAGAGAAAGTTGGGCAAGTGACTATAACGAAACTATATCCTACAAAGGCAGATACAATAGAATGATATGTTTTGACGGTCACAATTATCACAATGCTCATGTACATAAAGGACTTGAAGATAGACTTACACTAATTACATTTTTTGATGAGATAACCATAAAGGATAAAAACATAAAATATCCTTTACCAACTATTAGAGGGAGTTGACATAATACAACCATTGTAGTATAATAATAATATGACTAAAAGAAAACGAAGTGAACACTATGTAGATAACAAAGTGTTTTTACAAGCAATGACAGAATTTAAAGAGCGTTGCGACAAGGCAGAAAAAAGAGGAAGAAAAAAACCACCTGTGACTAATTATATAGGTGAGTGTTTTTTAAAAATCGCAAATCACTTGTCGTATAGACCTAACTTTATTAATTACACGTTTAGAGATGATATGATTAGTGATGGTATAGAAAACTGCCTACAATACTTAGGCAATTTTAATCCAAAAAAATCAAAGAATCCATTTGCATATTTTACGCAAATAATATATTATGCTTTTATTAGAAGAATACAAAAAGAAAAGAAACAAGTAAGCATAAAAGCAAAACTTATTGAAGACGCTAATCTAGCAGATTTACACGTAGATCCACATGATGTAAACAGTGATTATAAAAATCAGTTTATAGAATTTTTAAGAAAGAATAGTCCTAAGACAGACGAACTTCCTAAAAAGAAAGAGATTAAAGTTAGAAAAAGAAAAAGAAAAATAAAAACGCCTTTAGAGATTGTCATAGATGAAAAGAATTAAAAACATAGTAGTAGTTGGTGGTGGAACAGCAGGTTGGACAGCAGCCTGTTATTTAAGAGATACTACAGCGCCTTATATTAAGATAACAGTTATCGCTTCTAAAGAGATACCTATTATTGGTGTAGGCGAAAGCACTACTGGTTTATTCAATGACTTTTTAAAACAAGTAGGCATACCTGAAGGTGTGTTTATGAAAGAAACTGGTGCAACACATAAGATAGGTATTCAACATAGAGATTGGTATAAAAAAGGTGAACATTTTAATTCACCTATTGGTGAATCTCAACATACACCTAACTCATATCCAAGTGATGACTATGACGCAATGAAGATGTTTTCTATTGCTGAAGGTTTAAAAGATTCTAGTTTACAAGGTTTCTGTATGAAGCATAATAAACTACCATTTGTAAGAGCAGATCACCCAGCTCAAAATCCTTATAAACAATTAATGGGTTATGGTGGCTTTAAAGATTTAAGAAAAAACAATACAGCACTTCATTTAGACACTTATAAGACAGGACAATTTCTAAAAAAGTTTTTTCTAAAGAAACCTAATGTAGAGTATATAGATGATGAAGTTTTAGGATATGAAAAAAATGAAGATGAAACAATCAAATCTGTATGGTGTAAAAACAAAGGGCATGATAATCCTATATCAGGAGATTTATTTGTTGATTGTTCTGGTTTTAAAAGAATATTATTAAAGGCATACAAAAACAACTTTAAAAGATATGATGATCAATTATTAAATAATAGAGCGCTTGCGTTTCATTTACCTTACACTGATAAAACTATCATTAGAAACTATACACACGCATGGGCACAAAAGTATGGTTGGTTATGGATGATACCTTTACAAAATAGATATGGTGCTGGGTATTGTTTTAATGATACATTTACTACTGCTGATGAAGCAAAGTTAGAAATAGAAAAAGTATTAAAAACAAAAATAGAAGTACAAAAAGATATTAAATTTCACTCTGGTAGATTTGAAAAGATGTGGGTAAAAAATGTTATATCAACAGGATTATCAAGTGCGTTTATAGAACCATTAGAGGCAACATCTATTCATGCTACATTATTACAAATGAAACATTGGGTTAGATATTTCTTTACAGAAACAGCAGACTTTAATAATGAAGCACTACAAACTTCTTACAATGATGATATGACTAATATGTGGGATTCAATAAAAGATTTTATAGTTTATCACTATATTACTCCTAGAAAAGACACCGAATACTGGAGAGAAGCCTCATCACATAAAAGATGGTCACTACAATTAAAAGAAAAATTAGAGATGTGGCAAACTAGAACACCAAGACAGGTAGATTTTGCTAGAGGAAATAGAAACGATTTTTATCACATAGATGATAATTTATGGTTAAACATAAGTCAAGGTATGAATATACTTGACAAAGATATGGTCAAAAGAGAGTTAATAGAATACAACTTATATGAAGGTGTAAAACAACAAACGCAACACGCTTTCCAATTTTTTGATTACGCACAAAAGAATTGTGTTAAAACAAACGATTACTACAAATATTATGTCGGTCAATAAAATAACAGTACTAGGTGGTGGAACAGCAGGTCTTGTATCTGCTCTTATTCTTAAAGCTAGATTTGATAAATTACAAATAGAAATTGTTAAATCTGATAACATAGGTATCATAGGCGTAGGGGAAGGTTCTACTGAACACTGGAAAGAGTTTATGGATTTTATAGGTGTTCCTTTAAAAGAACTTCTATTAGAAACAGACGCAACATTTAAATATGGTATTATGTTTGAAGATTGGACTAAAGAACCATACTTTCACAACATCACAAACGAATTACACAAAGTTAGTTTAGGTCAATATTATGCTGGTTATGCTTATGCTACAATTAATAAACTTAAACCTGCTGAATATACTTCAGGTCATTGTTTTCACAACGAAGTATTACCTGATTACATGCCACATCAATTTCATTTTAACACAAACAAATTAAATACCTTTTTACTAAAAAAATGTAAAGACTATGGTATTGAGGTACACACAGATGAGATTACAGATGTTGAAACAAACAATCATGGTATCAAAAGAATTAGAGGTGACAAAGGTTGGTACGAATCAGATTTTTATATTGATTGTACAGGATTTAAAAGATATTTAATATCTAAATTAGGTGCAAAATGGAATTCATACAAAGACTATCTGCCTATGAACGAGGCAATAGCCTTTCCTACTCCTGACACTAACGAGTATACGCCATACACACTTGCGAAGGCAATGTCTTCAGGTTGGATGTGGCGTATACCGACATATGGTCGTTGGGGTAATGGTTATGTTTTTGATAACAGATATATAAATGCTGAACAAGCACAAAAGGAATGTGAAGATTATTTAGGATTTAAAGTTAATATTGCAAAAAATATTAAGTTTGACGCAGGCACAGTAGATAGACCATGGATAAGTAATTGTGTTGCAATGGGTTTATGTGCTAGTTTTATAGAACCATTAGAGGCGTCATCAATAGGAACTTCTATTCAACAATCTTTTTTATTAATGCACACTTTAATAAATTACAAACAAACAGATATAGATCAATACAATGAAAAAGTAAAACAAATTGTAGAAAATACTAGAGACTTTGTTTTATTACACTATCTTGTAAAAAGAAATGATACTAAATTCTGGAAAGAACTTAAACTAAACTTACCTGATTCATTGAAACATAATTTAGAAAAATGGTCAGATAGAATGCCTATAAGAGAAGATTTTAAAACAGACTATGTATTATTTGGTGCTCAAAACTTTGCAGTATTATTAAAAGAATTAGAATTAGCAAATATAGACTCACTTAAAAGAGAATATGATATGTTAGTTGATCACAACAAAAAGGTTATCAAAGAAGAGGTTGAACATCATATTAGAACATTTAAAACTAATCCTGAAAGAAGAAAGGCCTATATTATGGGTCACAAACAATACCTCAGAGAAATAAGAAGTGGTAAAGAAACACTGAATCAAACAATAGAATATTTAAAAAATGAAAATAGCAATACTTAACGACACTCACTTTGGTGTAAGAAATGATAGTGAAGCTTTCAGAAACTATCAGGTTGACTTTTATAGAGATCAATTTTTTCCTTACTTAAAAGAACACAATATAAAAACACTAATACATTTAGGTGATGTAGTTGATAGAAGAAAGTTTATCAATCATCAAACAGCTTCAATTTTTAGAAAAGAGTTTTTTGATGTATTATGGAAAGAAAAAATAGATACTCACATTATCATAGGTAACCATGACACATACTATAAAAATACAAATGAGGTAAATGCAGTAGAAAACTTATATACAAGTTTTGACGGCATAAATGAGCCATACATTTACACTAGACCTAAAGTTGTAGAGTTTGATGGTATACCTATTTTATTTTTACCTTGGATATGTGATGACAATAAAGAAGAGTCTTATGATATGATAAGAACAGCAAAAACAGATTTAGTGTTTGGGCATTTAGAAGTAAAAGGTATTGAAATGCAAAACGGAGTTATTAATCAATACGGCCATGAAAAATCAGAGTTTAAAAGATTTGAAAAAGTTGTATCAGGCCATTTTCATAAACATACAGATGATGGTCACATTTACTATTGTGGTGCTCAATACGAACAAACCTGGTCAGACTATAAAGACCCAAAAGGTTTTCATATTTTTGATACAGAAACAAGAGAGTTAGAAAGAATAATTAATCCTAGAACAATACACAAAAAGATAATTTATGATGATTCTAAAAAAGATTATAATACATTAGATATTACAGAATATAATAAACACTTCATAAAATTAGTTGTATTAAATAAGACAAATGAAGAGATGTTTGACAATTTTGTAGAAAAGTTGTATAATGATATAACGGTTTATGATTTAAATATTATAGAAGATTACTCTGATATTAAGGCGTCCGTAAAAGATGATGTAATAGAAATGGGTGAAGATACACTTACATTCCTACATAACTATGTGGATCAATTAGAGACGGATGTAAGTAAACAAAAATTAAAAGAATATTTAAAATCTATATATGTCGAAGCAAGTGAGGTATAAAATATGACAATAAAATTTCAACCATTAAATAATTTAGTATTGATTGATGTTGAACAAAAAACTGAAGATAAAACAAAAGGCGGTATAATTATGACTAACGTAGCAAAACCTGATGAAGGTATTGCTGTTGCAGTTGGTCTAGGCCTAAAAACAAGAACAGGTACACGAATACCTATGACGGTTAAAAAAGGTGACAAAGTTAAGTTTACTTATCTTCACGTTAGAGAAATTAAAGTTGATAATAAAACTTATTACTTAACACCTGAAACAGAAATACAAGGTATAATAGAGTAATGCTTCCATCAAACAAATATGATATTCATCCTTTTGGTCCTTTACTAGTAGAATTTGATATGCCAGAATCATTAACTGATTGGTTGTTAGAAGAGGCAAATAAAGTACGAGGTAAAGAAGAGTTGTCTGCTAATAAAGATTTAGCAGGTCAACTAAAAGGACAATATTATTTTAGTGACGAGGTAAGAGAAGAGTTTTTTAGAAAAGTTAATCCTGTATTCTCACAATATAGAAATATACATTGTGATTTTCATAAACTACCACAAAAAAAATTAGAGTGGTCAGCAAGAGTATTATGGGTAAATTTTATGAAACAACATGAAGCAAATCCTATGCACAATCATGGTGATGATTATTCTTTTGTTTATTTTTTAAATGATGTAGATTTAAGCGAAGAATATAAAAATCACGTAGCAAGATCAAATCTACCAGGCAACGTAGGGTTCTTTTTTGGTGAACCATCAGCGCCTGATAAAAAATGGACAACTCAACAAAGATGGTTTCAACCTAAAAAGAATCTACTTATTATGTTTCCTGCTCTACTTCAACATTATGTAATACCATATCATACAGACGTTGAAAGAATAAGTGTATCAGGCAATATAAAAATTTTAAACAAAGAAAAATTACAATCTAAAGAAGGGGATGCTAAAGACAGACAGCATGAATTTTATTTTTAATGCACAGAAAAATTGAAAAGAACTTCTGGTGGACTACACCTTTATGGCATGTAGTATTAAAAGAATTTAAGACACACCCAACGAGAGTAAACTATAATGATGATTTATTTTCTTATGGGTTAGGGTTAAAAGAAAAAGATAAAGGTGTCAGAAAATCAAATGTTGGTGGTTGGCAAAGTGATTTACTAAATCCTAACGAAGAAATTAAACCTCTATGTGATGAAATATTTGATGTTTTAAAGACAATGGATTTAGGTATTAAAAAGATTGAGATACCTCAGATATGGATGAATATAAATCAAAGAGGTGATTGGAATATAATACACCAACATGGGCATTTTCACTTTTCAGGAATATACTATATAAAATATCCTAAAGATTCAGGTAGAATAGGATTTAAAGACCCTCGACCTGCAGCCATGAGTAATGCTTTTTTTAATGAAAGATTTGATGGTAGTGAACTTAAAACAGTAGATACAATACAAGATGGCTCATTATTATTATGGCCTTCTTTCCTTGAACACTTTGTAGAACCTAGTAGAACAGATGAAGAAAGAATGTCTATTAGTTTTGATATAATAGTTAAAGAATGATATATTTTAAAAAGATTAGATGGAAGAACTTTCTTTCAACAGGTAATCAATTTATTGAAGTAGATTTGCAAAAGGCACCATCTACACTGATTGTTGGTGCAAACGGTTCAGGTAAATCAACATTACTAGACGCATTATGTTTTGGTTTATTTAATAGACCTTTTAGAGATATTAAAAAAGAACAACTTGTAAATACAATAAATCAAAATGATTGTGAAATACAAATAGAACTTAAAATAGGCAATAATGAATACAAAATTATAAGAGGCATTAAACCAAATGTATTTCAAATCTATAACAACAATGTTTTAATAAACCAAGACGCCTCTGCTGTAGATTATCAAAACACATTAGAGAACAATATTTTAAAATGTAATTATCGTGCCTTTTGTCAAGTAGTAATTTTAGGTTCTTCTTCATACGAACCTTTTATGCACCTAAGAGCAAGATATAGAAGAGAAGTTGTAGAAGAAATATTAGACATAAGAGTTTTTACTTATATGGACTTATTGTTAAGAGCAAAACAAGGTGAGTTATCAAAATCAGTGCAAGATGTAAAAGTTAAATATAACTTAATGACTGAAAAATATGATATGCAAAAGAAACACTTTGAACAAGTGCTTGATAGAGACAATACTGATTTAGAAGATAAAAGAAAACTAATTGCTGATAACCATAAAGACAATCTAGTTTACAAAGATAAACTAGAAAAAATAAACGAAGAGATTATTAGCAAGAAACAAAAACTATGGCATAAAGATGAACATGATAAAAAGGCAACTCAATTTGCAAAACTAGAAGCAAAGATAGAAACAAATATTTCAAATCACAAAAAGACGCTAGAATTTTTTGAAAAAAATAATACTTGTCCTACTTGTACACAACAAATAGAAGAAGGCTTTAAAGCACAAAAATGTGAACACGAAAAAACAAAGATAGACAAACTAGAGTCTGGTTTAAAAGATTTACTAGGTGAAGTATCTAAAAACGAAACAAAAGTAAACGAACTAAATAAATTATCTGAAAAGTTAAGTGATTTAAATGTAGAGGTTGCGAAAATTAATACTTCTATTGACGCTATTAATAGACAATCAAATAGATTAAATGATGAGATTGCAAAACTAGAAGTAGAGAAAAAGAACTCTGATAAGGTTGCTTTTGAATTAGAAGATATTAAGAACGAATTAAAAGACATAGATGTACAAAAACAAAAGGTAGTAGAAGATAAAAAATATATTGATATTGCTAGAGAGATATTAAATGACACAGGTGTTAAAGCAAAAATTATTAAGAAGTATCTGCCTATAATGAATCAACTAATTAATAAATATTTACAATCTATGGATTTCTTTGTTAACTTTCATTTAGATGAAGAGTTTAACGAAACAATTAAGAGTAGATTTAGAGATACTTTTAATTATAATAGTTTTAGTGAAGGTGAAAAATTAAGAATAGACCTTGCATTATTATTTACATGGCGAACTATTGCAAAGATGAAAAATAGTACCAATACCAACTTACTAATTTTAGATGAGGTCTTTGACTCATCCTTGGATACAACAGGAACAGATGACTTCTTTAAAATACTAAAACAACTTACAACAGAAAATACATTTATCATATCTCACAAAGGAGATATTATGTTTGATAAGTTTACTAATATAATAAAATTTGAGAAATATAAAAACTTTACAAGGCTACTATGACATACGATTTAATACCACCTACTGATCCAAGAGTGTTATCATCTATTGCACCATTTGATGAAAAAATCTTTAAAGAGCAAGAGAAGATCACAACTAAAGAATTTGCAGACAATATGTTTGAGACTATGAAAAAATATGGTGGTATAGGACTATCAGCAAATCAGTGTGGTAAACCATATAGAATGTTTGTAATGGGCGATCACCCTAATATAAAAGAGGGTAAAAAATGGGTTTGTTATAATCCAGAAATAAAAGGTTTCAGTAAAGAAACAATAAGATTTAAAGAAGGTTGTTTAACTTTTCCTTATTTGTTTTTAGATGTAGAAAGACCTAGAGCAGTATCAGTAGTTTACTATGATGAAAACATGAAAAAGGTTGAAGAGAATTTGACAGGTATGTCTGCTCGAATATACCAACATGAATTTGATCATATGCAAGGTATAGTTTTTACAGAAAAGACAAGTAAATTTAAATTACAATTTGCAATGAAAAAAAGAGACAACGTAGTTAAGAAAGTAAGAAGACAATGGCAACAGATAGCAAATCAAAAGTAAAAACAAAATCTATATTTGCAACAGCAGCTAGATTTAATGAAAACAAAGATTTGGCAACTAGACTTCTTAATCCTAGTAAAGAACTATTAAGTAAATGTAAAGATCATAATAGTTATCCTTGTGGCAAAACAAGTTTCTTTGAAGAAGATAAAAATTTATTCTTAATAGAAGAAGAACCTTGGAAAGAATTTAGAAATTTTGTAGGTAACGAGTGTGTATCCTACTTAAATGAATGTGGCATAGATACAAAACAAGTTAAAATTATCGCTACAAATGCTTGGGTATCTGAAATGTATGAAGGTGGATCACACCATCATCATGTACATCACCCTTATTGTCAAGTAAGTGGTAATTTTTATGTATATGCTGACGAAGGCTCTAGCCCTTTAACTTTTTATAAACCTGAAGTATGGGGAGACATATGGCAAAGTATGCCAATAAAACAAAAGAATATATTAAATATAGATAAGGTAGAGTGTCCTGCAAGAACTGGTCTAAATGCAATGTGGCGATCAGATGTAGTGCATAGTGTATTTCATAATAAAACTAAAAGCAGAATTGCAATTAGTTATAACTTGGTGGTAACAAATGTTTAATAAAGAATTAACCGTAAAACAATTAGACTTACCTGAATATAAACAGGAACTTGATTCAGCAGTAAATTATTTAAATAGTTTAAGTAAATACTCTGCTGTAAAAACAAAATTCAACAAGAAAGAACAATGGCAAGCAATATCTATTAGAGGATATAGTGACGAGGTAGAAGATATTTTAAAACCAGGTGTTCTAAAAACTGAAGGCACAGACAAAGGTTTAAGGTGGACTCACTTATATGAGCAAAGTGAATTACTACCTATCAAAGAAATATTATGTCATATACCTGCTGAGTTTGAAAGAGTAAGAGTAATGAGATTAAAATCAGGAACTAAAATATCTAAACATACAGATAAGATAGACAAATCAATTAAAGAAGGCAAATTAGTAAGACTTCATGTTCCTTTAAAAACAGGACCAAAAGTAAATATGACATTGTGGAAAGGTAAAACACCACATAGTTATAATTTAGAAAAAGGTAAATATTACTATGTTGATGTATCTAAACCTCATGCTGTTGACAATTCTGAGGATTATGATAGACTACATTTAGTTATAGATTGTTATATGAATCCAAGGTTAGAAAATGTTATTAGCGCAAAAGTCTGATTTTCAAAAAATAAAAGAAATTTTCTATAAACATAAGAAATGGTTTCCTCATGTAAGAACAGATTACATGAAAAGAATGATTGATAAACAACAAATCATTTATGAGGATTGCGTAATTATAACTTTTCATCATTGTAAAAGACAACAGAAAATAGGTGATGTTAATTTAAGAAAAGGTGACACCGTATTACATCAAATAGCAAGTGAGTATCCAGGTGATGGTAATGCTCGATCTATAATGAGAGCTTTCTTCGAATGGTGTCCTAGAGATGTTTATTTATCAGTAAGATCAGACAACTTGACAGCGTGTGGATTTTATGATAGCATAGGAATGAAGAAAGTGGGGAAAACAAGTTGGGCAAAAGGCACACTCCCTGGTTTAGTTTATGTCAAACGCAAAAACAGTAGTTAGAGATTGGAAAGATAGTAAAGGGTTTCCTTATTATTCTGAAGATAAGAAATGGCGTGATAAAGAATATTCGTCATTATCAGAATTTAAAAGAGAAAATCTTTGGGATAGAACTCATAATATTATAGGTCAATCAACACACGGATTATCACTTGCATGGTCTTATATGAAACACGCTTGGGGAATAAAGTGTGGTAAGATGAAGACACCTATTGAGATATGGGAAGATGAAGAACATTTAGAAAAAGGTATTAATAAGATACTTACAGGTACTTTCTTTCAACAAAAAGACGCACACGAAATTACACCTTCAGATATGAGATCAATGTTGAGACGATATTCAGGTACTCAAATGGTCTCTAATTTTAGACCTACAGCAGCCGCAACTTTATATGACATATTCGTAGAAAAAGGTTCTGTACTATTTGATGAACAACCAGGTACTGTATGGGATCCTAGTATGGGTTATGGAGGTCGTTTATTAGGTGCAATTGCAGCTGGTGTCAATTACATAGGCACAGACCCATGTGTTCCTACATACACAGGTTTAGAAAAGATTAGAGATGAATACGGTCACAAAGATAGAAAATACACTTTATTAAGACAAGGTTCAGAGACATTTATACCTGAACAAAATAGTTTAGATTTTGTATTTACAAGTCCACCTTATTTAGGACATGAAATGTATGGTGATGAAGAAGAACAATCATTTAAAAAGTTTCCAGTACAAGAACAATGGCGTAATGGTTTCTTACTACAAACAATTAAGAACGCATATCATGGTTTAAAACCTGGTAAATGTGCTGCTTTTAATGTTGCGAATGTAAAATCATATAAGACATTTGAAGAAGATACTTACGATTGCATGGTTGAGGCAGGGTTCAAAGACATGAAAATATGGTGGTTATCTTTATCTACACAACAAGGTACATCTGCCAAAAATACACTAGAAGAAGGTGAGACAATAGTAAAACAAAAGAACAAATATATAGGTCGTTTTGAAAATGCAAGACCTGATGTGCCAGGTAGAAAATACGAACCTATATTCATAGGCACAAAGTAATGAGTAAAGAATCAGGAAGAAAATGGGATGGTCGATCCCGAATACCTACTGAACAATATAAGAAAAACTTTGATTCGATTTTTAAGAAACCAAAGAAGAAGAGTCGCAAAAAGACTAAAAAACCATAGTGTTCTTGTTTTGTTCTCAAAGCGCAATTTGACACACCCCTAAAAACCTATATTTCACGTACCAATTAGTGCTTGTGAAAAAAACCGTTATAGTATAGCATAAGTGTATCTATGACAAAAAAGACTTATACAAATATTAAATCTCAAAAATCTAATCTTGCAAAATTACTTGCAACAGAAAATATACAAGTTTTACAAAACCAAGTTAAGACCGCTTCTTTTGATGTAAAGAATAGGGTACTAACAATTCCTTTTTTCAAACATGATGATGATAACGTGGTTGATATGCTTATTGCACATGAAGTTTCCCACGCTTTATATACACCATCTAAAGGTTGGGAAAAGATGGCAAATAGATCAGATGAATTTAGATCGTTTGTTAATGTATTAGAAGACACTAGAATAGATAAACTTATTCAAAAGAAATATCCTGGTGTAGTTTCTAACTATAAAAAAGGTTTTACAAAATTATTAAAAGATAATTTCTTTGGTACTAAAGATAGAAAATTAGATGAATATGCTTTAATTGATAGAATTAATCTTTGGTACAAATCTTCAAAATCTCTGCCTGTTGCATTTTCTAAAAAAGAAGATCATTTTATTAAGGCAGTTGATAATCTTAAATCCTTTGATGATGTTCAAAAACTTGCTGAAGAAATATTAGGTTATTGTAAAGAAGAATTAAAAAAAGATAAATCAAAAGCAGAGACTTATAAAGTAGAACCTGATAGTGACAATCAACAAGATAAACAAGACTCAGATTCACAATCAGACTCTAGTGAATCTTCTTCAAATAAATTAGAAGATTGGTTAGATAAAAAAGATCAGGAAGAAAATAGTAGAATTCCTGATAAACAAAAAGATAAAACAGAAAATGAAGATTTAAAAGGTACAGGTAAACAAAGTAATAGTGCTGGTGGTAATGTTAAGATTAGATCAATTACAGATGAGGCATACAATAAACCTCAATTAAGAGATGAAACAAAAAGAAGTAGAATGTATGGTACTTTACCTACACCTTTATTAGATAAGTTAATTATTCCTTATAAACAATTTTTAAGAGATCAAGTTAACCACTATACTAGTCAAATGAGTTATAGAGACTATGCTCACGGTATTAAAAAATGTGAAGAAAAGTTTAACAAGTTTAAAACACAATCTAATCCAATTGTAAATTATCTAGTTAAAGAATTTGAGATGAGAAAAAATGCTAGACTACATGCTAGATCAGCTACTGCTAAAACTGGTATACTTGATCCTCTTAAATTACACTCATACAAATATGCTGAAGATATTTTCAAAAAAATATCAGTAGTTCCTAATGAGAAGAACCACGGTATGATTTTCTTACTAGATTGGTCAGGTTCTATGGGTGACACAATACACAATACGGTTGAACAATTATTAAACCTTGTATGGTTTGTTAAAAAAGTTAATATACCTTTTTCAGTTTATGCGTTTATGAATAACGGTAAACACAACCATCAGGCAAGTGATAAAGAAAATGCGACAAAAGTATTTACTGAAAATCACGGTGAAGTAAAAGTAGATCAATATACAAGACTCGTACAATTATTTGCTACAAAGATGACTAAAAAAGATATGCTTAACTCTGCTAAGTATTTGTACATGATGTCTTCTTATTGGGTTAGTAGATACGTCAATAGAAGAACATTTTTAGTAGATGATGATTATTCAATACCATCACCACATAATGATTACTATCTATGTTCAACACCACTAGATGAATCATTGATTGCAATGGATACAATTATTCCTATGTTTCAAAATCAATACAAAGTTGATAAAACAATTTTTGTTTCTTTAACTGATGGTGGTGCAAATAGTTTAAATGGTGTACACGGTCAAAGTGATTGGGGCAACTATCACGTTAAACTAGGTAAAAATTATATTGAGTGTGATTATTCTGGTCCACAGTCCTTAACAAATAATTTATTAAGATACTTAAAGAAAAAATATCAAATCAAAACAGTAGGTTTCTATCTAATTAAAAAGTGGAGAAGATTAGAATATCAATTATATCATACACCTCAAATTGTTAAAGATAAGATGAAAGTCTTTTTTAATAAAAACAAATATGTTGCTGATAAACAAAAAGGTTATGATGTTTACTTTTTTGTTAAATCAGATACAAAGGTTGAAGGTGCTAATTTAGATTCAATAACTAACGATTCGAAAAAATCAGATATTAAGAGAGCATTTTCTAAAAACATGAAAGGCAGACTTCAATCCAGAGTAGTATTACAGAATTTCATTAAGGAGGTTGCATAATTTGACCATGATGTGCGACATTTTGCGCTATTGCGTAAAACCTCAATTAATGATAGCATGGTTGTATAGTTCAATGAAAACAAGGAGGCTTATATTATGGAACTAAATGTGAAACAAAAAGAGGCTGTAAAAGTTTTATACGACACTTATAAAACTGATACGGTTACTAGATCGGAAATAAATGATCTAGTTAAGAAAAAAAAGATTTCTAATCCATCGTGGTTAAAATCTGATAAGTATAAAGTTGATAGAGGTGTTTACAAATTACCTTTAAACAATAATACACAATCTAAAAAAGAAGTTGAAGAAAAAACTGATACTAAGGCAGCTTATGTTGTGTCATCATTGACCGACAATGTTGTCCCTAGTTTAATATCAAACTTCGTTAACTTCGGTAACTATTCTGATATTAAGAATATTGTTAAATCTAAAAAATTCTATCCTGCGTTTATCACAGGTCTTTCAGGCAATGGTAAAACAATGTCTGTAACCCAGGCGTGTGCTGAGACTAAAAGAGAGATGATTAGAGTTAACATCACAATCGAAACCGATGAGGACGATTTACTAGGTGGTTATAGACTTAAAGACGGTCAAACTATCTGGCAAGACGGCCCAGTTGTTGAGGCAATGAAGAGAGGTGCTATCTTGTTATTAGATGAGATTGACCTTGCGTCAAATAAGATAATGTGTTTACAACCTATTTTAGAAGGGTCTGGTATCTATATTAAAAAGATAAACAGATTCATTAAACCTAAAGTTGGTTTCAATGTTATCGCTACTGCTAATACTAAAGGTCAAGGTTCAGATGACGGTAAGTTTATCGGTACTAATGTTCTTAACGAGGCATTTTTAGAAAGATTTCCTGTGACTTTCGAACAGGAATATCCATCTGCTAAAGTTGAAGAAAAGATTGTTGCGAATACTTTAAAATCTGCTGGTAAGGCAGATCAAAAGTTTGCTAACAACCTAGTGACTTGGGCTGATGTTATCAGAAAAACCTACAAAGATGGCGGTATTGATGAGATAATCAGTACTAGAAGACTTGTACATATCGGTGAGGCATACGGTATCTTTAAAAATAAGATGAAGGCGATTGCTGTTTGTACAAATAGATTTGATGAAGATACTAAAAACTCCTTCACTGAATTATATACTAAAGTTGATTCAGGCGCTAGTGTTGATCAGATACTAGAAGAGAAGAAGAAGGCTGATTTAGAGTCTTACAAACAACCAGATTCCGATGATAGTGAGGACGGCGAAGAGGACGACATAAATGTTTAGTCCATTGAGTAACCTAAAATCTATCCATAGTGTAAGTCCAGATAAGGGTGCCATTGGCGCCCTTATCCTAATAATGAGGAATGATGAAAGCAATAACTAAAACAATAAGTGTAAAAAATTTTACTGATTTAAATATAGATAAAAAGATATTTTTAGATGAGTCTTTTCAAAGAGGTACAGACGAAAAATCTAGTTGGGAAGATACTAACAAAAAAGAATTTATAGATTCAACACTATTAGGTTCTGCTGTAAACCCAATTGTGTTAGTAGATATTAAGGCAGCGCTAGAATATAATTTACAAACAAAGTCTAGTCCTGACTCTGTAATATACTTTCAAAATTTATTAGATAAAGGATTTGAGTATTTAAGTATTGATGGTAATAATAGATCAATTACTTACAAAGATTTTAGAAATGATTTATTTAAGGCATTACATAAATCATATTTGTATGATAGAGGTAGTTCAGAAATTAAAAAAGATTTTGATAAGTACTCGACTATGCCAAGTGTATTACAAGAAAAATATAATGATACACAAATTGATTTAAAAGTATTTACAGAAATTACATCTGCTCAATGTAGAGATGTGTTTAGAAATTTAAATAAAGGTATGCCACTAAATCATCAACAATATAGGCACTCTTATCCTAGTGATTTTGCTCAATATGTTAGAGATAATAGAAAAAAATATTTGACGGCATTATCAAAATTTTTAGGCAATAAAGATATACAAGAATTAAAAGGTGATGAATATATTGCTAAGATGGCTTGTTATGCTTTCAAAGGTGAGTATTCAAAAGTATTGTTAGATAAAATATATTTTGATAATACTACTAGAGGCGATCTATCTACTTATTTAAGATTGTTTAAATCAGATAGTAATTTTAATTCAGTACTAAAACAAGTTATGAAAAACTTTGAATCAGGCACTCAACACTTACAACCAAATGCTGTGTTTGATTACTTCGTAACCTTTTGGAATTACAAATTAAATAATATTAAAGTAGAAAAACCTGATGAGTTCTATAAGTTGTGGTTAAAACAATATGTAAAAGAAAAGACAGATATTGATACGACACATATTATACCTGGTGAAAATTCAGAGTATGTTTTTGACGATACAATTAAAAAAATACCAGATCATTTTAGACAATGGAGATTAAAATACTTACTTAATAAAATAGAGGGTGAGGCATATGCGTCTGGTCTATTAATACAACAAGAAGATCCTGATAAGTATTTTACACAGAATCAAAAGTTTATATTTTGGGAGAGACAAAAAGGTATATGTCCTGCAACACAAAAGACTATACCATTTGAAGAAGTTTTAAACCATACTAAATGGCACGGTGACGCTATTATACCCAAAGATAAGGGCGGTCAACACACATTAGATAATGGTAGATTGATATGTGCCGAGTATAATATAAAGAAATCGAATAGAATTGAGGAGGTAATATAATTGACAACAATAATAGTTAGAAACAATAACGTAGAAAAAGCTATTAGGTCTTTAAAGAGAAAAGTTCAAAAGGACGGACTCGTTAAAGAGTTAAGAGACAGACAATACTATCAAAAACCTTCAGAAAAGAAGAGAGTAAAGAATAAAGAGAAGATGAAGAAAATCTTCCTTGCTCAAAAGAAGTGGGATGAATTGAATGGTATTGTTATTGTTAAAGGGAAAAAAGTAAAAAAATTATAGTATTTTGCGCCACTTTGTGTCTGTATATATATTATAATCTATGAGGCAATTCGTAAGCCCTTGTAGAGGCGTGAATGAGTTAGGGTGTCACTCTGTTGTATAACTAAAGACACCCAGCAAATCGGTGATCTTTGCCAGTTTAACTCCGTGACAAAAGGAAACTGGCACTTGAAATTATATAAATAATTATTATATAATAATAGACAACGCCTTATAGGGTTGTCGAAAATAAACTTTGCTTAACAAAAGGAGGTTTTTATGACCAATAAAGCACTATCTATTTTCAATCAATTAAGACCGTTATCAGTAGGATTTGA